GGTAGGGGTAAGGCTCTATAGGGAATTAGTTGAGGCATACACTAGAGCGGCAAGGCGTGAGGGTTTGAAGGGATATGAGATGCAAGCAATCACTTGGACAACGTGGCGTAGACTACACGGTATAGCTTAAGTAACTAAACAACGGAAAGGGTATCTTTAATGCGAGTTAAACTTGAAGGATACACATACGGAACACTGGACGGCACACTTGATCGGTTCAATGGTATATGGGGTGATTGGTATATTGTGTCGGATTGCGGCAGGGTATCAATAGAGGTAAACCCTTTTATCGGGCAGGATAGACTAGAGACAACGCACCCCGATGATGTACCCGTGTTCTATTACGACTAAGATATCTACACCACCACCACAGAGCCGCTCTAGTTAGCACTAGGGCGGTTTTGTTGTGCTCTCAACTAGGGTACTAGCCTAGACGATACATAGGCTTTCAGTGACGTTCTGTGTGCCCCTATTAGTGCAGTGTTATAGTATAACATTAGCAATGGCTTGTTGTGTATTTATATGTTATAGGTTCGGCTGGTTATGGCTTTTGTTGTAACATGATTTCTTTGTGTGTTTGACTGCACCTTTGGTCCTCTCTGTCAAGTTTTTTCTTTCAGCACCTATCAGATCAACACAACATGTTGCGTTTATATCACACTAAGGATACTACCGATAGATAGTTTAATGGTAAATTACTTTTTGTTCCGTACTTCATGTATTAGTTTAATGTTGAGCCATATTAGTTTAATACTAAACCATTTTCTCACTGTTGGGGTGTCAAGGGTTATTTCGCTTTGGGACCCTATAAATTCTGGAGTGTGACATTTTGGGCACAGGGTAACGCCACTAGAATCCGAAACAAAAGAAAATACTTCAGTATGCGACAAGTTAACGCAGGGGGTTATTATTTCCCAACTTTAGGTGATCGCAAACCGTGAAGTACTTAATGTCACAGTCTTGATAGAGGTTCTGTAATCAGAATAGGGTACTTTTAGGGTAAAAACTGTAACAATTTGTGATGAAAAAAGTTTCTTTAGATTATAGGCACTTAAGTCCTTATACCTGCAAAAAAGTGAAAAAAGTTAAGAAAGTTACTTGTAGACCTCTTGAAAATGGACTACTAATAAGTAAGGGGGTAAGGGGGCTAACTTAAAGTGGCTCACTTACAGTGACTCTCTAACATAAGTAATAATTATCATAGTATAAGATAGCTCTGACAGTAGCTCACTTTAAGTAGTAACTATAGTAAGGGTTCTATATTATGATTACTTATACTTTAGCTCAAACTTAAGTACTAACTATAGTACGACTTGGGCTACCCACCTACAGTACACCCCTATTATTTGTTGTAGTTACCATATTACAGATAGCCTCTATCAGTTGGTTGTAGGTATCACTTACAGTGAGCCACTCTAAGTAAAGTACTTGAGCCGATCTGTACGACCCACTCATAGAGTTTGTAACTCACCTAATAAGGATGTAGGTATCTCTACTGTGAGCTTCTATCAGCCAGTATTGCAGTTACCCATCCTTACCCCTCCAACAGGACTAATAATATGCCCCCCAAGCACGGACTAGAGTACAACTCAGAGATTGCTAAAGTAGTGCGCCGTAATGCTGCTGCTGGAGTCACTCTCAAGGAGACGTTTGCTGAAATCCAGCACATGGCTTGGGCACCTGCCAGTATGACCACCTTTATGAAGAAGTATGGTAAGGACTGGCACTCAACTAAAGCAGGTATTGCAGCTAAGATTGGTGATCGAGTAGTTACCCAAGCTATAGAGGGTGACATTGACCATCCCGCTACGTGGAAGTCTCAAGAGTTGTATCTCCGTTCTCATGGTGGCTGGTCTCCTAAAACCACTGAAGAGTCCCGTGAAGTGGGCACTGAAGAGGAAGAGGCTGAGAGTGCTGTAGAGGCTATGATGAAGCTGTTGGGGAAAGATGATGAGACTAACGGCTGATTATCTTCGGACCCTCCCGACAGAAGAAGTAAAGCAAGCCCTCTCTCAGCTAACTCCTCATCAACTAGACGAACTACAACACTCATACAAGTTCCTAGCCAGAGATAATCAACTACCACCAGATGGTGATTGGAATGTGTGGTTCCTGAATTGCGGACGTGGCTTCGGTAAGACATGGACTGGAGTTCAATGGGTAAGAGAACAGGTTAAGCAGGGTAAGAAACGTATTGCTGCTGTAGCTGCCACCAACTCAGATATTGAACGAGTGATGGTTAAGGGTGAATCAGGGTTCTTAAGCCTATGCTGGAAGGGCGATAAGACCTATAGAGGCAAGGAACTAGGCTACCCCGAGTGGTCCCCCACAAAGAGAACCCTAACATGGTCAAACGGGGCTAAAGTAGAGTTCTACTCCGCAGAGGAACCAGAGCGTCTACGTGGACCACAGTTTGAAGCCGCTTGGGGAGACGAATTAGCGGCGTGGAATAAAGACCAAGAAACTTGGGACATGCTCCAGTTCTGTCTCCGTCTAGGTAAACACCCGCGAGTTTGCGTCACTACCACTCCAAAGAGTACAGTCCTAGTTAGGAAGCTCCTGAAAGACCCTAAAACTGTAGTTACTACAGGTTCTACCTTTGAGAACACCAATAACCTCGCTGACACCTACCTTAAAGCAGTTAAGGAACAGTACGAGGGCACTAGGTTGGGTAGGCAGGAACTCTACGCTGAAGTACTCACCGAGAACGAGGGTGCTCTCTGGACAGCGGATATGATTGATGCCTGTCAGATAGACCGTAGTGAGCTTCCAGACATAGTACGTAAGGTGGTAGCTGTAGACCCCGCTGTATCCTCTAATGTAGAATCCGACAGTACTGGTGTGGTGGTTGCAGGTATTGACATTAACGGTAAAGCCTACGTACTAGGTGACTACACCCTGAAAGCTTCTCCTGAGACATGGGCTAATAAAGTAGCAGAACTCTACCACCTCTTTGAATGTGACCGTATTGTGTACGAATCCAATCAGGGTAAAGACCTCATCCCTTCTCTGTTTAAGACCATTGACGAGAACCTCCCACTTAAGGGTGTACACGCAAGTAGTGCTAAGATCGCCAGAGCGGAGCCTGTGAGCGCCCTATACGAGCAGGGTAAGGTACACCACGTAAGAAATCCCGAAGACCCCTCAGCGAGCCTTACAGAGCTTGAGACACAGATGACTACCTATGAACCTATGGGTAAGTACAAGTCTCCTGATAGGTATGACGCCCTTGTATGGGCATTAACAGAACTCATGCTTAAGGGCTACGCCAAACCTAACCTAAAATTGGTATACAGTAATTCTAAAGGATTACGATAATCAAACTAAAGGATACTTAAATGTCTAGCTTTTCTGACTACCTTGAGGATGCAGTACTCGACCACGTCTTTCGAAACACTGCTCTGACTTCTCCAGCTTCTGTCTGGATGGAACTCTACACAGTAGCACCCACTGACGCAGGTGGCGGCACGGTTGTAACTGGCGGCGGATATTCTCGTCAACAGATCACTTTCGGTGCAGCTTCTGGTGGCGCAATTTCCAATACTACTGCTGTTGATTTTACCGCTTCTGGTTCAGCCTACTCCGGTGATGTTGTAGCTGTTGGTATCTTTGATGCTTCGACTGGTGGTAATCTCCTGGCTTGGGACACAATCACAGCGGCAACCATTGCCGACGGCGACACTCTTTCTTTCGCCATTGGTGACATTGACCTGACGCTGACCTAATATGCTAGGTTTCGAGCCACTAGCATCTACGCCACTTGGCGCAACACCGGAAGCGGCTGGGAGTTCACTTACTCGCTCCGTATCTGTTGTTGCGTTATCTACCGTAACATCCTCTGCCACACGCACAGTAAGCAGATCGTCTAGTGTCTCGTCATCCAGTAGTCTAACGGCAACCTCAACACGTACAGTCAATAGTACAGCTAGTGTATCAGCCTCCAGTGGTGCTTCAGTTACTGCTACACGTACAGTCAATAGTACAGCTAGTGTATCAGCCTCCAGTGGTGCTTCAGTTACTGCTACAGTAGCGGGTGTAGTTAGTAGATCGGTTAGTGTCCTAACATCCAGTAGTGTTTCAGCTACTGCGACAAGCACTATCCAGCGTGCATCACTTATTGCTGCAAACAGCAACCTATCGGTTAGCACAGTAGGTAGTAAGTCTCGTACAGCGCAGGTCAACTCTGCTTCCAGTGTTTCAGTTACGTCCCAGATTACACGGACACGAGATGTAACAGTATCAGCGCAGAGTAGTGTAACTGTCACTCCTGCCCCGATTGGCAATACACGAAGTGTCAGCGTCTCGGCTCAATCATCTGCTACAGCAGTGGCATCCAAGAAGGTTGTGCGATCTGCTCTAATTTCAGCTAATGGTAATCTATCAGTAATAATTAGTAGCGGTTTCGAGCCAATGTTCTCAATAGATGGCACTTGGCGTAAATACGAAGTAACAGGCACATGGAAGGGCGTTGCAGCATGAGTATCTGCACAAGCATAGGCACAATATACGCAAAAGACAGCCTTACGTTTCTTGTCACTGTTACAGATGAAGACACTGGTCAGCCACTCGATTTAGCTCCAGCATCTTTAGAGTTGGTTGCAGAAAGTCGTAAGCTAACGATTGAGGGTACAGTAGAAGTCGAGGGTCCATCAACCGCAGGGCAAGTGGCCTGTACTTTCCCAAAAGAATCGTTCCTTGGTTATCCTGGGACTTATACTTCACACCTTCGTGTCACTATTGGAACAGAAGTTCAGACTGTTGCAATTATTAAGTTCACAATAAAACCCTCGATTGTTATTACACCATAAAAAGGTCAAAAGATGACAAAACTTGCAAACCTCGCAAAAATGAGCGTCGTCAGCGCGCCGGGTACGGGCGCGTTTGATCTGGACGCTGCCGTTTCAGGTTTTCTGACATTCGCACAAGCGGGCATATCTGATGGCGATGTTGTTTCATATGGTGCGCGTGAAGGCGCAAACAGTGAAGTCGGAACTGGTACCTACACTGCCGCTGGCTCAACTCTTACCCGTACAGTCTTGGACAGCACAAACAGTGGTGCAGCAGTCAATTTTGGTGCAGGCGTCGAGGTATTTATTACCCCAAATAGTGCCGACCTTGCGCAACTTGACCAAGCCCAAACCTTTACAGCGGCGCAGACGTTTGACGCAGAGATTGTGCAGACGCCACACGCACTGGCAACATCCGGCACAGTGGACATCGACCCTGCCAACGGAACAAACCAGACAATCGCAATGAGCGCGGCAGTGACCTTCACCAGCAGCCTTACAACAGGCGAAAGCGTGGCTCTCACAATCACAAACAATCACTTGGCCGACAATCACTTGGGTGAATGACGGCGGCACGGTGCCAGACTTAGCCACAAGCGGCTACACTGTCGTGGTGATCTGGAAGGTTAGCACAACGCTCTACGGCGCGCTCGTGGGAGATGGTACGTAATGCTTGCACACTGGTTAAAAGGGGCGGCACAACCCACAGCAGTTGGTGGCGTTGTGAGTCCAAGCACACTGTTCTCAAGTGGAGAGAAAGGGTTTTGGTACGAAATCTCCCCAGATACTTGCTACACAGATGATGCAGGAACCATTAACGCAACAGTCGGTGATAAAGTTGCGTTTATAGACGACTTATCCGGTAACGGACACAATGCCTATCAGGATTCTAGTGGTCGAAGAATGATTTTACAACAAGAAGCGACCGGAGAGTATTACCTAGAAGAAGAGGCGGGTGCAAGCTTTACTAGTGGATTGATGATCGACTATCCGGGTGAGGAATTTACAACTTCAACTGATATAATGCTGGGGCTTCACCTAGCTTCGAGTGATACCTACGGAGTTATTCTTTTTACTTTTAATGGGCAGCATGTAAACACCTTAGTGGTAGATGACGGTAATCCAGCCGATCCAGTACATAATTTAAATGGTTCTGCATGGGTTAATGATACCGAAACAACAACGAGCAATGCTTTGCATGATGCAATACAGTCTCCCGCAGTGGTTGAGCTTCGTGGTTGCAATATGTCACTTTACGATAACTCAGCTTCGTCAACCCCACAAAAACTTCGCCTTTTTCATAGTCGTTCAACCTATTTCAATGGGCTTCAAACGCGATTTTACGGAATGATTTTTCTCCCGGAGCACGATGAATCTGACAGGGTAGTTTCTTACAACTACATGGAAGACTTAATCCCTTAATACTTGTCGCGCACAAATTGGAGAGGCTATAACATGAGAAAAGCAAACAGATACATCCGCACCGTAAACGGTCAGCTTTCGTGGGTAGTGCCGCAGACTATTAAACGTGAAAACACAAACACCAGTTTTCCCAAGCAGATCACAGACGAAATCATGGCGCAGTTTGAGTGCAGCCCCGTGTATCAGCCTGACGGGCCGGGAACACTCGCAGCGGTGCAGCCTGA